TCTGGCAATATATCCCCGAAAACCGCTGTAATGACCCAAAGCGGGCCTTGTTTGGGCCAGCCTGCACAGCCTTTAGACTAATGAGTACCAAACCTAAACAGACCTTACGGGGGCTGGTACAACCACGCTTGCATAACGTTTTGTTATCAGGGCCTACTAGGGGCGGTGAGGTTGCAGAGCTTGCCGAGCGTATCGGCCTGCCGCTTTTACCGTGGCAGCGCTTTGTTTTGGACGATATGCTCACAATAGATAAAAATAAACAATTTATTAGACGTACAAACCTAGCTATATGCGCCCGGCAAAACGGTAAGACTCATTTAGCGCGTATGCGTATTTTAGCGGGCCTGTTTTTGTTCAATGAGCGTAACCACATAGTAATAAGCTCTGCTAGGTCTATGGCCCTTACTACTTTTAGAGAGGTAGCTAACGCTATTGAAGATAGCCCAGACCTAAAGAAGCAACTAAAGAAAATACTTTATACAAACGGTAACGAGGCCATTATCTTAAAAAGTGGGGCTAGATTAGACGTTAGAGCTGCTACCCGCGATAGCTCTAGAGGTGCTAGCGCTGACTTTTTGTTTATAGATGAGCTTAGAGAGGTAGACCAAGAGGCCTACGCAGCTGCTCTACCTGTAACCCGCGCTAGGCCTAATAGTCAAACACTTATGGCTAGTAACGCCGGTGATGCTTTTAGTACTACGCTTAATGAGTTACGGGAGCGCTGCCAGAGTAACCCGCCGCCCTCTTTAGGCTATTACGAATATAGCGCCCCGCCATTTTGCGCCCTAGATGACCGTAAAGCGTGGGCAGCTGCTAACCCGGCGCTAGGCATACTAATAACTGAAGAAACCCTGCAAGAAGCTCTAACGGTGCAGACTACAGAGCAATTTAGGACAGAGAGCCTTAGCCAATGGATAGATAGCTTGCAAAGCCCGTGGCCCTTTGGCTCTGTTGAAGATAGCAGCGATATAAATCTAAAGATGAGCCCCGGGCCGCTTACCGTTTTTGCCTTTGACGTTAGCCCTAGCCGCCGAGATGCCAGCCTAGTAATGGGCCAGCTGTTACCTAACGGCAAGATAGGCCTAGCAGTACTAGAAACCTACAGTTCACAAGTAGCAGTAGATGAGGTCTTAGTAGCAGCCTCTATAAAAAAATGGGCCGATATGTATTACCCGCGTTTAGTCTGCTACGACAAATACACTACTGCCAGTATCGCGCAAAGGCTACAAAATGCAGGGGTACAGACCCGGGATATATCGGGGCAGACCTTTTACACCGCCTGTAGCGATATGTACGATGCTTTAGTAAATGACCGCTTGCGCCATAGCGGGCAAGATGCGCTAATTCAACAAATGGCTAACTGCGCAGCTAAACAAACCCCAGATGCTTGGCGTATTGTAAGGCGTAAATCTGCCGGGCCTGTAGATATACCTATTGGGCTTGCTATGGTGATACATATATTGGCGCAACCTGTAGCAGAGGCAAAGGTATACGCCTAGACACGCCCAAACCCAAACTGTAAACCTATACTTGACTTTTAGGCAATAATGCCCCTATGGGATTATTACAAACTATAGGCCTGCGTAAAAAAGACGTAGAGGCGCAATTATCGCCGCCTATTATGGCCCAAACTTACGGCGCGGGTGTTTATACGTTTGGCGGTTTATACAATACAAGCGGCGTACCGTTTATAGATAGAAACGTAGCGTTACAAGTACCAGCGGTAAGTAGATGCCGTAACTTAATCTGTGGAGTAATTGCAAGTATAGATTTAGAGCTAATACAAAAAAGTACAGGCCGTAAATTACAGAGCCCTGTTTGGTTAGACCAGCCGGATATTAGGCAACCACGCAGCGTTACCATAAGTTACACCGTGGACAGTTTATTAATGTACGGGGTGGCGTATTGGCGTGTAACGTCTTTGTATGAAGATGACGGCAGACCTAGCGGGTTTGAGTGGGTAGCTAATACACGCGTTACAGTAACTACAGATAATTATGGTGATGAAGTTGATTATTACTCAATAAATGGCATACGCGTACCGGATAGCGGCGTAGGGTCTTTAGTAACTTTTCAAAGTTTATTACCCGGCGTATTAGAAACAGGCGGGCGCACAATTCAAGCCGCGTTAGACATACAAAAAGCAGCAAGCGTTGCAGCTGCTACACCTATGGCAACAGGTTTTATTAAGAATAGTGGGGCAGATTTACCAGAGGCACAAATACAAGGGCTGTTAGCTAGTTGGAAGGCAGCGCGTGCATCACGCAGTACAGCTTATTTAACTAGCACGTTAGATTATCAAACTGTTGGTTATTCACCTAAAGAAATGATGTATAACGAAGCCTCACAGTATTTAGCTACAGAAATAGCCAGGTTAATGAACGTACCGGCATATTACATAAGCGCAGATATGAATAACTCTATGACCTACCAAAATATCATAGACGGGCGCAAAGAGTTTGTAGCTTATTCATTACAGCCGTTTATTAGCGCTATTGAAAACAGGCTTAGTATGGACGACGTAACCCGCCGAGGTAATCAGGTGCGTTTTGCGTTAGATACAACATTTTTACGCGCTGATACTTTAGCGCGTTTGGAAGCTATAGAAAAAATGCTAACGCTAGGTCTTATAGATGTAGAGCAGGCACAAAGTATGGAACAGCTAAGCCCTAGTGGACTAACAGAGAGGCCAAACAATGCTATTAACATTTAGTGGCAACATAGAGGCAGTAGATAACGGTGAGCGCCGTACTATTGCTGGCAAAATTGCACCTTATGGAGAAGTAGGCAACACAAGTGCCGGGCGCGTAGTGTTTGCAGAAAACTCTATAACCGTGCCAGAGGTATCTAAAGTTAAATTATTGATGTCGCACGATAATTCCAAACCTGTAGGGCGTATGCAAAGTATTACTAGCAATAAGACCGGGTTATATGCCAGCTTTAAGGTAAGTGCTAGCACCCGTGGTACGGACGCAATTTTACTTGCACAGGAACAGTTAATGGACGGCCTTAGTGTAGGTGTAGAGGTAGAGGACTCACGCCCAGAAAAAGATTATCTGCTAGTTACGGCTGCTACCTTAAAAGAGGTATCTCTAGTAGAAAGCGCTGCATTTCCGAGCGCTGCCGTGTTAAAAATTGCTGCACAAGAAAACGCAGTAGATGAAAACCAACCAACAGAAACGAAAGGTGAAACCGTGGACAAAACCCCGGACGAAGTAGCATCAGAGGCAACATTTTTGCCAGACGGTGCAACAGTAACGCTAAAAAGCGTTAGCTATGAAAAAGATGATGCCGAGGGTGAAACTACACCTGTAGAAGCCGCGCGCAGAATTATTAAGCCAAGTGCATTAAACTCACAGAGAGTACGCACACCTATTGTAAATATGGCAACATACACAGAGCATAAAATCAAGGCGGCTCTAGGTAATGACCAAAGCAAGCTCTATGTAACAGCGGCAGATGATAGCTTTACTACAAACCCTGCATTTAAGCCAGAGCAGTATTTATCTGAGTTTGTAACTAACACCCGTTTTGTAAGAAGCGCGGTTGAGGCTTGCAGCCGTGGCGTTTTGCCTGCTAGCGGTATGACCATAAACGTACCCTCATTAGTAACCTCAGACGGCGGCGGTTCAGGTGTAGCACCTGTAGTAACCGTGGAAGCTGAGGCCGGAGCGGTACAAAATACAGGCATGGTAACTGAGTATTTAACTGCCAACGTATCTAAGTACAGCGGTATGAACACTATTAGCGTAGAGCTTTTAGAGCGTTCAGACCCTAATTTCTTTGCAGAATTAACAGCGCAACTACAAAACGCGTATTTAACTGCAACAGATACGGCAGTAGTAGCAGCTCTAACAGCCGGTGGACAGCAAGCTAACCCACAAGCTGCAACAAGTGCTGGCATTATTGCTTACACAGCTGAACAAACCGCTGCCGCCTATAAAGGTACTGGCTATTTTGCGCAAAATTATCTAGCTAATGCCTCTCAATGGTCTTTGCTAATGGGTGCAACTGATAACACAGGCCGCCCAATTTATAACGCTATCCAGCCAATGAACGCAGGCGGCGACGTTAGACCAACCTCAATTAGAGGTAACGTCTTAGGTCTAGACCTATATGTAGATAAAAATATGGTATCTGGCGTTATTGATGAGTCAGCCTTTATTATCGTGCCAGAGGCAGTAACCGTTTATGAAAGCCCACAGGCTTATATGAGCGTAAACGTGGTATCAAATCTACAGGTACAAGTAGCTATCTATGGCTTTATGGCCACGCTAGTTAAAATGCCTGCCGGTATCCGTCGTTTTAACTTAACCTAATAAATAACTAATAGTCTGGCAGGGCCTTAGCCCTTTGGCTCTGCCAGACCTACAAAGAAAGGTACAAATATGCCGGCTACTTACGTTACAGCTGCTACGTTAAAAGCATCTTTAGGCGTTGGCACTTTGTACGATTCTTACACTTGGATAGAGGACACCTGCCAAGCTGCCCAAGATTTAATTAACGGGTTTTTATGGTTTGACTCTGCACCGGTGGTGGGAACTGCATTAGTAAACAATGTAGCTACCGTGATGATAGCCAACCCCGGCCTGTTTACTACTGGGCAATCCGTTACCGTAACCGGGGCTGGCGCTACTTTTAACGGCACTTATACAATTACTGGCACAGTACCGTTTAGCGCGGGTACTACTAATTTATTGCCAGCGTTTAATTTTCAGCTTAACTATTACCAATACCCACAGGGTTACAGCTTTATACAATATGCAAAAACGGCAGCTGACCAAAACTTTAGGCGCGTAGTACCTAGCGGCACTATGACGGGTGATGATACAAAGACGGCTACCTACGCTAATACACCTGCTATAAACGCAGCTGCACTTATGTTAGCTGAGAATATCTGGACTAGCCGTTTCAGCACACAAAACGGCGGCGTAAGCGTAGACGGTTACAGCCCTAGCCCTTTTAAGATGTCTAATACTTTAATGGCATCTATACGCGGTTTGTTAGCACCGTACTTATCGCCTAACGCTATGGTGGGATAATGCCAGCCGCCATAACTACACTACGCAGCACTATAGCCGCTGCCTTAGCTAATAATGCTGTTTGGAGTACTTTTAGTTTTCCACCTAGCACAATAGTAGCTAACAGCGTAGTAGTAGCACCGGCAGACCCGTACCTCACGCCTAGCAATAATAAGCAAGCGACTATAGCGCCTATGGCTAATTTCAAAATTATTATGACCGTGCCTATGTTTTCTAATGAAGGCAACTTGCAAGGCATAGAAGATACGATAGTAGCGGTGTTTAATAAATTAGCCGCTAGCTCTATCGTTTTTAATGTTACCGCTGTAACTGCACCTAGCGTTTTAACGTTACCTAGCGGCGACTTACTAACAAGTGATTTACAAATATCCGTACTAACGAGCTGGAGCTAAAATGGCACTAACAGATGAAGAAAAAGCGTTTTTAATCAAAATAGGCCAAGAATTGCCTAAAGAGGTTAAAGATACAAAGCAAAAAGCAACAGAAACACCGACAACAGAAAACGAGGCATAACCAATGGCAATTTTTCTTTCTAACGGCGTAGAAGTTACGCTGAACGGCGTGGTGCTATCAGACCACGTTACTAGCGCAACTATTAACCGTAGCTTTGATGAGCTAGAGGTAACAGCTATGGGCGATACCGCACATAAGTTTGTTAAAGGTTTAGAGGCCAGCACTATTACGCTTGATTTTCTTAATGATAATGCCGCTAGCGGTGTAGGCGCGGTACGCGCTGCGTTGCAAGCTGCGTGGGGTACTACAGTAACTCTAGTTTTAAGACAAACAAGCGCGGCTACTAGCACTACTAACCCGCTTTATACCACTACTGTACTTGTAAACAATACAACCGACATAAACGGCGCTGTGGGCGATATTGGAACACAGAGCATTACATTTACCTGTAACTCACCTATCGTTATCACAACAGCACCGTAAACTAAACAAAGGGGCAAACAATGGCAAAACTGAAAATAACAAGGGCAGACGGCAGCGTAACCGAGCATAAGATTACGCCCCGTATTGAGTATGCCTTTGAGCTGTATGCAAAAAAAGGTTTTCACAAAGCCTTTAGAGATGATGAAAAACAGAGTGACGTTTATTGGCTTGCTTGGGAGTGTTTACGCACAAGCGGGGAAGCCGTAAAAAGTTACGGGGCAGATTTTCTAGAAACCTTAGCTAAAGTTGAGGTACTAGATGATGACCCTTTGGAATAGTGGGGCGCGGTAGCTTTGGCTATCTAATCGCACAAGTGGCGGTAGAAACAGGCATAGCGCCCCAGTATTTATTAGATTTAGATGAAATGATGTTTAGTAATATATTAAAAGTTTTAACAGATAAAGCTAAGGCGGTGCAAGATGCCAACAGAGTTAAGAGGCGCTATTGAAGCGCGCAAAGCTCTAAAAAAGTTTGAGCCCGATTTAGCAAAAAGCATACAAAAAGAAATGGCTACTTTGCTAAAACCTATTGCTAAAACAGCACAAGGTTTTATACCTAGCACAGTTTTAAGCGGCTGGTCTAAGCCTTTATCTAGTGAGGCAATAAATTATAGGCCGTTTCCTAAATTTGATTTAAGCGCTGCTAAAAAAGGCATAGGTTATAGAACTAGCCCTAGCAAGGCTAATAGAAATGGGTTTAGAGCTTTAGCGCGCATAGTAAATACCAGCGCTGCCGGCACAATATACGAAACTAGCGGGCGCAAAAACCCACAAGGCAGGCCACAGGGCAACACTAAAGATAGCTCACAAAGCCTAAACCCTAACGCTGGTAAACAATTTATAGATGCGCTAGATGCTACAGGGCGCATAGTAGATGCTAACAATATGACGGGGGCAGGGCGTAGGTCTAATAAAATGAAAGGCCGCGCTATTTATAGAGCGTGGGCTGAAGACGGCGGCAAGACTAATGCAGCTGTGTTAAAAAGCATACAAAAAACTAAAGATTTATTTAATAAAAATATGGCACAGGTACGCTAATGGCTGTAGACCCGCAAGTAGTAGTAAATATAGCCTCTGAGTTCACAGGCAAAAAAGCGTTTAATCAAGCTGAAACGGCTACTAATAAACTAAGTAAAAGTACAAAAAACTTAGGTAAAACGTTAGTAAAAGCATTTAGCGTTACAGCTGTTTTAGCGTTTGGTAGGTCTGTAGCTAGGGCTTTTAGTGATGCTCAAAAAGAAGCTAAGTTATTAGAAAATGCCCTTAACGGCGTTAATTTAGGGTTTGCTGCCCCGTTTATAGGACAGTTTATAGACAAGCTAGCACTAGCTACAGGCAAGGCCGGCGGTGATTTAACTAACGCCTTTGTAGCTTTATCCGGGGCTACAGGTGATGCAACAACAGCGCAAAAACTATTACAGACGGCGTTAGATGTAAGCGCTGCAACAGGCAAAGATTTACAAAGCGTAAGCGTAGCTTTAGGCCGGGCCTTTAAGGGTGAAACAACAGCGCTAGCAAGGTTGCGTATAGGTTATGGCACAGCTGAGTTACAAGCTATGGACTTTAACGAATTGCTACAGGTCTTACAAAATAGGTTCAAGGGTGCAGGCGCTAACGCTGCCGATACTTACGCAGGTAAATTAGCAAGAATAGGTGAAGCGGCAGATTTAGCTAAAGAAAAAATAGGTGAAGGCTTTATAGATAGCTTGGAAGAGTCCGGCGTTAGCGTTGAAGAGTTCCAGACTATGATTATAGATTTAGGCACACAGATAGGTAGGGCTTTAGGTAAGGCAGTTACAAGTTTTGAAAAGTTTGAAGCTAAAATAGAAGAGTTAAAGAAAAACCCATTTCTAAAGTTATTACTAAAAGGTTTAGATGCACTTGTTGGCTTAGACCCCATTACTGGCACGGCTGCCGATATGCAAGACAAAACAAACAAAGCCCGTAAAAAAGCGGCAGAGGCATACGCTAAAGAACTAAATAACCGTGCAACGTTGCTTAAAATATCTAAGGCTGAGGCGCTGGCAAGTAAGAAAAAATTAGACGAACTTAAGAAAATGACTAAAGAAAAGAAAGACCAATTAGCCCTAGATAAGGCTGCCCTAGCTTTAGGCAAGGGTGAAAATATATTTGACCTAGATAAAATACAGGTACAGGCAGCGTTATTAGCTAAGCAAGATGAAATAAACAGGCTAGGCGTAAATGCTACAGACCAGCAAAAACTACAGCTAGCTAATGACCTAACACGCCTATCTATTAAGAAAACTATGGCAGAGCTTGAAGATGCTATAGCTGCTAAAGATGTAGAGGCTGCTACGCGCCTTGCTAAAAAACTTAATATAGATTTAGCGATACTAGGCGCTCTGCAAGGCCAAGAGTTTAAGTTACAAGATATAAACGATATTTTAGATAAGTTTAAGCCTAAAGCGCTTATAGATATACAAAACCTTAATGAAGCTTTAGCGCTGTTAATGAAAATGGCAGGGCTAAAAATAACGCCATTTGTGCCGGGAGCTGGAGCTGGAGCAGGTGGTGGCGGCGGCGGCGGTGGCGGCGGCGGTGGCGGCGGTGGCGGCGGGGGTCTTGCTGCCGGTATTGCCGGACAGATAGCAACACTAACTAATTTACGCGCTGCTACTAGCACAGGTACGGGTATTAACTTTTTACTAAAAGAGCAGATAGATACGCTTACAGATGCTATGAGTACTAATGCGCTTAATGCGCTAGGTGATGAGCAAGCAAGATTAAGAGCTATGGGCATATTTGATACACCGGGTATAGGCGCGGGCTCTACCTTTGACCCTGCCCGTTTCCGTATGGCAGATAACATAACGGTAAACGTAAATGCAGGTGTAGTAGGTAGTGAGGACACAATAAGCCTAGCCGTGCAAAGAGCTATATTAGATTTAGAGCGTAAGGGCGACCCGTTGCGTTACACCGGTGGGCTATGACCCTGCCAGTTATAAACGCTATAATTAATTTTAGTACTGGCCCTAGTTTTGCCCAAGCTATGATTTTAGGTGAGGGTATGTTAGATACAAATATATTAAGCGATAGCGCGGCAGTAATTGTAGACGTGTCGGACGTAGTGGACTCAATACAAACCAATAGAGGCCGTAACCCACAGGCTGACCAATTTCAAACAGGTACATTAACTTTAAGAATAGTAGACCAAAACGGCGATTTTAACCCACAAAATCCTAGCGGCCCTTATTTTGGCTTGCTTGACCCTATGCGTAAAGTAGCTATATCGGCTACTTACAACAGCGTTACTTACCCTATCTTTAGCGGCTTTATTACTAGCTATAGCACTACTACGCCTAAAAATGCGTTAGACGTTGTTTATACCACAATAACGGCGGTAGATGCGTTTAGACTTGCCCAAAATGCACAAATAGCTACAGTAACAGGGGCGACCGCGGGCGACTTATCCGGTACACGCATTAACCAAATATTAGACCAAATAGGCTGGCCTACCTCTATGCGTGATGTAGATGCCGGCTTAACTACACTACAGGCAGACCCCGGCACAGCCCGTACCAGCTTGGCAGCTATGCAGACGGTTACCCTAAGTGAGTACGGGGCGCTTTATGTAGATGCTACCGGTAGCTTTGTATTTCAAGATAGGCAAGTTACTACAGCTAGCATAGGTGGCACACCTACCGTGTTTAACGATAACGGCACAAATATAGGTTACTTTGATGCCTTATGGCGCTTAGATGATACGTTGGTATTTAACGCGGCTAGCATCACCCGTACAGGCGGTACTACACAGCTAGCAATAGACCAAGCTAGCATAGATAAGTATTTTACCCATAGCTATAACCAACAAAATCTATTAATGCAAACAGATGCCGCGGCCCTAGATTACGCTCAAGCCTATGTAGCAAGCCGTAAAGAAACCTCTATTAGATGTGATGCCATTACCCTAGATTTGTACACAGATAACTATAATGCCGGCATAATCGCCGCCCTAGACCTAGATTTTTTTGACCCTATAACTATTACTACAAACCAGCCGGGCTCATCTACTTTAACTAAGACTTTACAGGTGTTTGGCGTAGCTATGGCAATTACGCCTAACAGCTGGAAAACGACACTAACCACACTAGAGCCGATAATAGACGGCTTTATACTAGACTCAAGCCTATACGGGGTGCTAGACACCGGCGTATTGGCGTATTAGGGGGAACAATGGCAGCGGGCTTAGGATTTAAAACCTTTACTACAGGTGAGGTTTTAACAGCCGCGGACGTAAACGGCTATTTAATGCAAGGCGTATTAGTTTTTGCTACAGAGGCAGCGCGTAACAGCGCGATTACTTCACCGCAAGAAGGTCAATTTGCATTTACTAAAGATACTAACAGTTTATGGTATTACTCTGGTAGCGCTTGGGTAGCTAGCGGCGCAACAGGTGATATAGAGGGTGTTACAGCTGGCACAGGTATTAGCGGCGGCGGCACTAGCGGCACAGTAACTATTACTAACTCTATGGCTACTGAGATTACAGCTAAGGCAGATTTGATAGTAGGTACAGGTAACGCTACTTTTGATAATTTACCAGTAGGCACTAATGGCCACGTTTTGACCGCAGACTCAACAGTATCACCGACAGGCTTGAAATGGGCTGCGCCTGCTGCTGGTGGCAAGGTGTTGCAGGTTTTACAAACCCTAAAATTAGATACCTTTACATCTAATTCAACAACGGCAGTAGATATAACTGGCTTGAGTGTAACTATTACGCCAGCGGCTGCAACTTCCAAAATTTTAGTTTTAGTAACAATTACTGGTAATGGCAAAAATGCCTCAAATGGCTCTATGTTTAGATTACTTAGAGATAGCACAGATATTGTGGTGCCGACATCTCCAGGGTCAAGAAGTTCTGGATTTGGTGCTATTTATATTAACGATGAGGCGATGCAAGGTGCAACAAGTGTAAGTTGTTTAGATAGCCCTAACACTACTGCAGCAACAACTTATAAGGTGCAGGGATTTTGTGTCGCAGTAGGCAATGGATTTTTTGTTAATCGCTCTCCAGCGGATACTAATAACAATGGTTTTGTAAGGTCAGCATCGTCAATAACAGTTTTAGAAATAGGTGCATAATGATAGACTACACAAAAATTTTATTAAGCTTTTATGCTGAAAATATTTGGACTATAAATGGCGATGATTATGAAGGTTTAGTTTGGTTATCGGAAACAGATAAACCAACAAAAAAAGAACTTGATGATTTATGGCCAAAAGTGCAAAGTGAAATGCAAGCAGAAATTGAAGCAAAAACCCAAGCCAAAGCCTCAGCCGAAGCCAAGTTGGAAGCTTTAGGTCTAACCGCCGATGATTTGAAAGCTTTAGGCCTTTAGCATAATCTTAAGGGAAAGTGCTAAAATAAATTAATATGCTAACGAGCTATAACGGCTGGCCTGCAAGTAAAGACCCGGCAGAGATAGGTATAAAGAGTTACCCCGTGCCGGGCACTAAAATTAAATTAAGATGCGCTGAGGCTGTAGCACCTTTGCTAGTAGGTTTTGCCGCTGAGTTTCACGCGCTTATAGAGCCAATAGATGAAGGTGGCCTAGATGACTGGGGCTATGCCTTTCGTATGGTGCGAGGTAGCGAAGACCGCCTTAGCTGCCATAGCAGCGGTACAGCTATAGACCTTAACGCGACCAAACACCCGCTAGCAGCTGTGGGTACGTTTCCAGCCGATAAAGTGCCAATGATTAGGGCCTTAGCTAAAAAGTATGGCCTAACGTGGGGCGGGGATTACCGAAACCGCAAAGATGAAATGCATTTTGAGGTAAGTGTAAATGCTAAAAAAGCCGCTAAGATAATCTCAAAGTTAGGGGTAACAAATGCCGACTAGCGCGCAAGTAGTGGTAGGTACTCAGGCTGTAGTAATAGTGCCTAAGTCAGATTTTGACCAAACAGCTAATTTACATAATTTAGGTGGCGGCGCTATTTATTTAGGCGGCCCAAACGTAACTACAAGTAACGGCTATAAGCTAGATAATGGTGATAAATTAACTGTACCCGTAGGCGACCACGAAGCTTTATATGCCGTTGCCGCTAGCGGTACTCATACCGTAGGGGTACTTACCCAAATAAACTAAGGGGCATTTAGGATAGACAAATGAATAAAAAGCAATTAGAGGCAGCCTTATACAGCTATGGACGTGCTGCGCTAGCAAGCGTTGCAGCTCTTTATATGTCTGGCATTACAGACCCTAAAGTATTGGCTAACGCCTTTATCGCCGGGTTAATTGGGCCATTAGTAAAGGCAGTACAGCCTAATGAGAAGCAATACGGCATAGGCGCTAAGTAGTGCGAGCCCTGCTAGGGGCGCTGGTACTTACAATGCTCTTAGCAGGGTGCGGCTATGACGGCTGGGTTAGGTATCCGTGTCAGAATTATGAAAACTGGGAAAAGCCAGAGTGTAACCCGCCTCAATGCAGAGCAACGGGCATATGTACAGAGGACTTAATTAACCCTAATGAGTAAACAACGTACAAAATTAACCCCCGAGGACATACACGCCCGGCTAATCTTTTTCATAGGCGCGGTGTTAGCTGTAACTTTTTTAACTATAACTACAGGCGCGGTATATGCCCTAGTATTTGTAACACAGCCAATAGGCCAGCAAGCGCCAAATGATAGGGACTTTATACAGCTGTTACAGACCCTAGCTATATTTTTAACAGGCGCTCTAGGCGGGGTACTTGCTGGTAATGGGCTTAAATCTAAGGCTGATAAAGACACAAAGAAAGACACGCCGCTAGAAAGCTAGCAATATGTCTTAGGTATAGGTCATACTTTTACTACACGCTGAGAGGGCTACTTAGTGTAGTAGTTTTATCAGCCTTAACAAAGGGTGATTTATGTTAGCTGATTTAGCAGTAATTACATTAACTGTACTAATCGTAGGGCTATTTATGCTTGGCGCTTACCGTACTGGATACAGAGAAGGCCACGGTGACGGTTACCTTAGAGGGCGCAATATAGCTAAGGCGCTTAAAGAGGTGACTAAATGAGTTTTCTTGACGGTTATGAAGATGTAAACGCTCGCATTAAAAGAGCGCGGGCTGAGTTTCCGGGGTTACGCTTAGTAGCTTACATAGAGGACATAGACCTAAAAAACGGCTATATCTTAATTAGAGCTGAGGCTTACAAAAACTATGAAGATGACAAACCAAGCGCTGTAGATTATGCGCTAGAGGTTAGGTCAGACCGCGGCGTAAATGCTAATTTCTGGGTAGAGAATTGCGTAACGTCTGCCTATGGGCGCGTTATTGGGTTGCTTAGCCCCGGCGGTGTTGGTAGGCCTACTAGGCAAGATATGGAGAAAGTAGAGGCTATTCAAGCGCCATTACAGACACGCGGGGCAGGCGGTGCAGTACCTAGCGCCGCAGACTCTATAAACGCTTTACGGGCTAAACTAGGAGCTGTTGAGATGCCAGAGCCCCCGACCTGTACACACGGGCATAGGATATTGCTTGAGGGTATGTCCAATAAAACAGGCAAGCCGTACAAAGGTTATATGTGCGCTGAGAAAGTTAAGTCTAAACAATGCGTACCTATATGGCTAAGGCTATACGGTGATAAATGGTTAATGCCAGATGACCATAACGAGGTAGTGCTAGAGGCAGGACGTAACCTAGACCCGGTAGCAGAGCGCGAGCCTGTACCAGATGAGCTTTTAAGCGATACAGAGAGGGCTAACCGTGGAGCCAATTAGACAAATAAAGGCAGATTATGGGCGCGAGCAAAGGCTAGCTAATTATTTAGAAAGTGTATTGCCGTGGTCGCTTACTGCTACGCCTGCATTTTACTTTACTGATTATCACATAAATAAAAAGCTAGAGCAACACAGAGAAAGCTACATAGGTGATGTAGAGATGAAATGGCTAAATACACCTAGCACACAAACGGCGATATTTAACTATAACAAACTACAACTTATGGCAGCTGTGCCGGTGTATACACAGGGGGTAGACAGCTATCACCGAGTATGTTTTAGGTTTACAGACGGGCTATTGCTGGTGCCTGCTCTTGCTTTGCTACGCTTACCGCCTGTGCTATTTACTAGAGCAGATACACACGAAACCGATTTAGTAGTAAGGGTAAAAGCTAGCGATTATTCCAGCTGTTTTAGACCAGAGCGCATAGATTAAGGCCGTGAAAACTATGCTTTACATAGAGGCTAAATGCAGACAATGCAAAACCGTAACGCTACAGCTAGAGCGCGTGGTATCTGACCACCTGCCACCTAACGTCAAATGTTTACAATGCACTAGGTGCGGGCTACTAGATATAACGTTGGTAGATGTGGATAACGCCCGGCAGGTACGCAATTAAGTTATCCACAGGGGCTAAAAAGCTGTGGACAACACGCCCAAGCCCCGCTCAAGTTATCCACAATTGCACTAAATGCTTGACTAATCGGGTACGCTGTCTGCGCGGAACGCAAGCCCCGAAGGGCGCTAGCTTGCAAACGCTGCGACAGCTAGGGCTACAGTTCTGCCTAATCTTAGGCTTGCTATCTTTACAGACCTTACCCGTAAAAGCTGATATAAACGCTATAGATGCTTATAAAATTTATGCTCATATAAAGATAGGTAATTATAAAGAGTTTAGATGTATTGAAAAGCTATGGACTAAAGAAAGTAATTGGCGGCCTAAAGCTAAAAACCCAAACTCTACAGCTTATGGCATACCACAGCTGTTAAAGATGAAAGAAACAAACCCGTATAAACAGATAGACTTAGGCCTAAGATACATAGACAAGCGCTATAAAGGTAGTGCGTGTAAAGCCTTAGCTCATCATAAGAAACGGGGTTGGTACTAATGGCTAAACGCGGTGACCCCAGATTAAACAGGGCTTATAGGTATAAGTTTAGAAACCAAGTCTTAGCTAGAGATAGCTATACCTGTTATTACTGTGGAGCAGATGCAGACCAAGTAGACCACGTCATACCTGTTAGTAAAGCCCCAGAGCTAGTACTTAGCTTTGATAACGCGGTAGCCTGTTGCAAGCGCTGTAACGTATCTAAAGGCAATAAGTCACAGGGCGTTTTTTTAGCCAAGACGGCTAC